TTAATACAGCGGAGAAAGAAGCACTGCCATGCGGGGCAGTGCTTCTTTTTTTTGCGCAAAATGTTGCCTTTTTGACATAGCAGCATCTGCTGCCATGTCCTCAGTAATATCGGCTATTGGGTCGCCTGTGCACTGCAAATAGGCCGCAGTGAAGGGAACACCGTTGGGGTCGGCAGGGTATACGCCCTTGGAGTGCATGGTGTAGTAACCCATTAGTCCAGCGGCTTCAATGTCCTTTAGTGTAGCATCGCGCAGGCACTGATGGATCATGGTTCCTATCATTTCCCAGTGGGCGATTTCGTCTGTACCCACAACTTGGATATGATTATCCCATCTCTGCAGCAGTTCAGGGGAAGGTGTGGGTATCTTATGGTAAAGGTCGAGAACGAAGTTATCGCACAGGCCGGACCAGCGCCCACCCTTGTCTCTTGTATATACTACCTTTGAAAGCACTTCCTTGAGCATATCGTTCTTAGCCCTGGCAGAGCTTAGGCTGGAGTAGGTCTCCACTACGGTGCGTATCTTCGGGACCTCATTGCGAATAGCTTCGTTGTAGGTCTCTTTTAATATTATCTTATCTCCCAGTGTCTTTACATCTTCACGCAGAGCAGTTATCTGAGCATCGATGTCTGCCCGGCGCTCACGGAATTCCGCCTCAGAGTATATGCCGCGCTCAAGAAAACCGAAGAGATTCTTGCGCTGCTTCTCCAGCTCGGTGATTTCCGCATTTAAGATGCTTATGGCGGCCTGCTCTTCATCGGTGGCCGCAGGCTTAGCGCTTTCGTATTTGATGGCGTTGTTCTTTAGCCAGAAAGCCAGCGCCTCGATTATGCGCTCCTCTACCAGGTGCAGCGCAGCGCTGACGTTATCGCAGGCATTGCAGGAGCAGATAAGGGAGGGAGGCTGTTCACGGTTGCTATATGGACGCCTGACCATCTTGCGGCCGCACTTGCCACATACCATAAGGCCGGCAAGGGGATTCTGCATTTCGCGGTTGCCGGGAACGGTGGCGGGGCGATTGTCAGCTATAATGGATTGAGCGGCATTCCATGTATCTTCATCTACGAGCGGTACGTGCCGGCCATCTACAAGCAGCCAGGAATCTTCCGGGCTGTGCGGGCGGGCAACGGTCTTTTTACCGTCCTTAAACTGCGTTACTCCCTTGCGCCAGTTCCAACGTATCTTACCAATGTATACCGGATTTTTTATCATATCCCGTATGGTGGCCGTTACCCAGGCGCCGCCCTTGCGGGTTGGGGCGTGCATATCGTTCAGCTTGCGAGCGATCTTGGATATTCCAATTCGCTCAAGTTCGCCATTTTCATTTATGCAGCCGTGGACGTACCAACTGAATATGCTGCGCACGATATCGGATTCGGCGGGGTTCGGGGCAAGGGTAAAGGATTTGTCGTCCTTGACCTTATCGTAGCCATAGGGAGGGCGAGAGCCTATATAATTGCCTTCCTTTACGGAGGCTATGCGTCCGGCGTTCATGCGGCGGGCTATGGTTTTATATTCCCTGCGGCTCATGAACAGGGAGAATTCCACATACTCTTCGTCAAATTCGTTATTGGGGTCGTAGGTTTTGGTGGGTGTGATTATCTTGGTGCCTGAATACTTGATGGTGTTCATCACTATGCCTTGGTCGATGGTATCGCCGCGGGCTAATCGCTCTATCTCCATCACAAGTACGCCCTCCCACATGCCGGCCTGCACGTCAGACAGCATACGCTGGGCTTCAGCTCGCGCGGCGAGTGATTCGCCGGATACTACCTCCTGGTATATCTCACCTATCTCCAGATCCCGCCGCTGTGCCAGCTCGGTAAGGATACGCTTATGCCTGGCGAGAGTCTCACCTTCGCCTCTGGCCTCGGCCTCCATATCGGCACGGGATTTTCTTAAATAAATGCAGTACACAAAAATCACCTCAAATGCTTATAAACTATAAGCAAGCTAACCAATGATAGATGCAATCGCTTTACTATTCATCAATTTCAATAGAAGCTTTCTTATGCTCTTTTTCTATCTGTTTTATGCTTTTTTCTGGGGTGGGCAAATCTTCGGGCATGGTACCGCCTAATTCGGCAATGGTTTCACGAACCTTTTTACCAACTTCATAGTGCGTTTGATTGGCGGCGGCTTTTCCCTGTATGCTATCGCGACGCAGTTTCTCTTCCGTTTGTGTGGCACGGAAGAGATTGGCAGCAAGTTCGGTGCTGCCCATGTGGTCAAGTATCTTCTGGCTTTTCTTTAGTCCCTTTTTGGCATGAATTTCTTTAACCCCTAAACCGCCATACAGACCTTGATAACCTTTGTTTTGAAATACTGCATAATCCCGCTTTTCTATGACACCCGCATCGTGAGCGGCTTCGGCCAGTGAGGTATTATGCTGTTTCATTTCATAGCGAATAGCCAACCTCTTTTGCTCTTCTGTAAGTTCATCATAGCGGTCTATAAGTTCTTGCTGGCGTGCCTTTACGGCGAAATAGGTTTGGCCAACGGCAATGACCTCTTTCCGCGGATCCCCATTCATTACGATTAAATAACAGGCATATCGGGAAAGCTTATAGTCTTTAATCTCTCGTTGGGCGTTTTTTCCGAATTTTATTATGCTGGTGATCTCACCAAAGTTATTGACAATTTCATTTTTGCTGTTCTCACATGCTTCCATAGCTTTAAAAATAGCATTTTCAAAATTTCGCCAATCTAAGTATTCAAGAATTTTAGCAAGTTCACGCGCGTACCAGAACTCTTGACCGTTATCATCTATGTGCTTAATCCTTTCAAAGGTTTGTTCGTTATATTTCTCTAATTGCTGATTATCCATAAAAAACCCTCCAAACAGTATTCTGAAATTGTAAACCGCATACCGCCGCCCTTGGTGTACCAACGCCGGGGGGATTCTTTTATAATTCGAAGTCGTTCTCGTATTCGCGGCCTTCGTCTCTTGCTGTCCATCCATCATCATAACCGGCATGGTGACCATCCACATAACCGGAATCATAAAACCGCCTTTTAGCTTCTTCGTATCCCTCTTCGTATCCTTCGTCATAGCCGTCACTATAGCCAGACGTGATTTCCCGTCGGGCAGCATCATAACCTTCCCAGTATCCCTCGTAATAAGCCGATTGCTTTTCCTGCCGTTCCTCGGCCTGCTTAATCATCGATTCTTCTCCCGGACCCATACAACCCATAGCCGACAAAGCAACTATTACAACAATAAAAACAATCCGCTTCATATCACCGCTCCTTCAAGGCTACAACAACGGAATATACATAAAATAAAAATAATATGTAAAAGAGCAAGGACACTAAGGTGAAAGGAGCTTTCGCTACCTCAATGAGAGCAAAAATCCACGCAGCGCCTTCAATTATAAAACCAAAGAACGGTATAAATAACATAGCGAGGAACAAGATGGTATTAAGCCATATTGGCCATCCCGCATAAATCCGTCCAAACAGTATCGGTATAAGCATAAAGATGATTTTTAAAACCTGTCCCATAATATCCTCCCATGTCAATGTCGATTTATAAACCCAGAACCGACATTCGCGGCCTATAGCCAGCCCGCCTGTCGGTCAGACAAATCTAATACACGTTTTGTGCAACATCATCGAGCACAATCCCTATTACGGTACTTTTGAACAAATTCCCCCTTTCTTTTTATTCTGTATATGTTATTATTGAGAAAAAGAACAAGTGTTCGGAGGTAAGCAATGGACATAATAGACAGGATATTGGAAATTTGCGCTACAAACAGGGAAGTAGACAAACTACTCATGATTTTTGCGGTAAATCTCGATTGCTGTTTCGAGCGCGACACTAATGCTGTTCAATAACTCCGGAGTGAGCTGCTCTCCCGGTTTTAAATAACCGGCCTCAACGAGAATGCTTTCTAATTTTGAGATAACGCTGTCGCGAGTAGGCTTTGCGTCTGGATCATACGGGACTAATCCCATAAGCACAACAGGAGTTGTATTCAACGCTCGCGCAAGAGACACCAATTTATCACGCCGCATATTTTTTATATAGCCACTTTCCCACCTCATAACAGTGGCACGAGATACACCGACTTCGTTGGCAACATCTTCTAAAGACTTGCCAGCATCGGTTCGCAGTTTCTTAATTAATTCATTGATTTCCATATACCATTCTCCTCTAAGAATACAATAACACAACTGATGCAAAATAGCAACATAAATGTTGCAAAAAGGTGTTGACAATGAGCGATATAAATGGTACTATGATGTTGCATAAAGGCAACAAGAAAAAACGGAGGCGAAAACAGATGTTTAACGATACGGCGTTTTGCGATTATTGCAGACATCGCGGATTCAAATTGTGCGCTGTTGCAAAGGCCATGGGCATGGAGGCCTCGACGCTCTACAGAAAGCGTAAGGGCAACTTGGAATTTACAATAAACGAAATACAGAGATTCTTCCATTTCAGCGGGGAATCGATTGAGAACCCTGAAATGGTTAGAATTTTTTTTGCTTCAAACGTTGCATAAATGCAACATGTGTTTACCTCAACGATTACACCATGTACGTGGTGGAGGACATAACTGGAACTCATACAGACCCATACCATTACAAGCTGTTTTTCCACACCGAGATTTTACCGGATACAGAGGTGAGACCATAAGATGCGACTTTTTACCAAAGAAGAAATGCTTAATTTCCTCAGGCAACTGAAAATGGGCGTAGAAAATGGCAGTTATATTCTCAATCCCTGGTACGGCGAAAATGACCCCGGCTATCCGAAACAAAACAAAGAAGCAATGCTACTGGAACTGGAAATGGCTATTAAAACCACGGAATACATGTTTAAAGAAAACGGAACGCAATAGACAGGTACAAGCACCGGCGGCATAAGCATTTAACGGAGGTGAAGAACATGGCAATCGTGAGGACATACAAAATAGGCAACACCACCATAGTTGACCACGATGACGATCTGCTCACTCCGGAGAAGGCTGCCGAGGCTCTGCGCCGTGTAGGCCGAATTGCTGCACAGGACGAGGCCCGTAAAACCATGCAGCGGCGCAATGCGGGGGAGCTCGCAAGCGCCCGGGCTCCGTTGACGTAACACAGCCGAAAGGATAAGGCGAGGGGCGGCACAAAACAGCCTGCGCCGCCGGGCTGATGGGCGCGGGCAAATTCTTCCTTACCTCCTGTTTTTAGATCAATACCGCAAACTGCACATAACGCCGCCCCTTACCTTCTCCTTTCGACTCGGAGGTGATCCATATGACCTGATAAAGAATAACCACAAGCACGTTAGCGGTCTCGGCTGGGCGAGCATAAATAGGATTCAGGCCCAGTGCGTCCGGGAAGGAGGGCATTTGCCGATGGCCCAAGCTCCCGGGGTATCAGACAGAACAGGAGGACAAGCCCATGCTGTTGGTACGCGATGTAATATCACGTATAACCCTGATGAACTCCCAGCGGGTGCGGCTGTATGAGTCCCCCTTCGGGCGCATGGTACTGGACCTTGCCCCGGGGGAGAACACCGCCCGCCGGCGGAACGATACCGTAGGCCCGCTGCTGGATGCGGAGGTAATCGGTATCGAAGGCAACAGCAGCAGTATCAACCTGTATGTAAGGACGGAACACATCAGCAAAAAGGCGGGGAGGAAACGCATATGACCCTTGAATTGGCAATGGAATATCTGAAAGTGGCTCTGCTGCTGGCGGCATACCCCATGGGCATGTGCCTGATGTTCTGCGCCTTTGAATTTTTAAGCGAACATTCCCGTGGCTTTCGGTGCTTCCTGCGCTGGATCGCCAGGGTGATGAATATATGAAAAAAGAGGGCTGCAACATGGAAGAAAAACCCAATATAGCCGGCGGCGAGACCGGCATATGCCGCTTTTGCGGGCAGATGGTGAATGTACAGTGGCTGCGCGGCTTCGAAAACCATAAGGACAGGGATGCTGATTATTTGGCCTCACGGTTCTGTGGTTGCCTGGACAGCAAGAAGTATGCGGAAGCTGAACAGCGGCGGGAGGATGCGGCGGCAATGCGGAAGATAACGCTTGAAAACGCGCGAGAGATAATTGACGCGCTGTTTGGGCCGCCGGCGAAAGAGTCAGGGCTTGCGGTGATGAATGAAAATGTGCGCGATTATGTGTACGAGGCGGCTGCACTGGTATATGACGGCGATGCGAACCACATAACCGTGGATGACAGCGACGGCATAACCGCCAAGATAAAGCTCACCAGCAAGGGGCAGCTCCGGATAACCCGGAGCCAGAACTTTAACGTGAGCCAAGAAACTTAAAGTGAAATAAAGGAGGTAAGGCATATGAACGCTATACAGGAAGCGATCATCAAAATTAACACCGAGATGCAGGCAAAGCCCGACGACCTGTACCTTGAAGCAATAGGGCAGCATGTTATAGACCGCTGCGGCAACGTAGCGGCGGCAGAAGCGGTGCTCAAAAAAGACAGGACCCTCAAGGACGCTATGGACAAGGTAATGGAGACTGCCAAAGCGCGCAAGCAGGGCAGTGTTGCCGTAATGCGAGATGATGAGGTGTATGCCATTGTGGACAGGTATTTCGGCATAGACAGCATGGAGCCCGTCATCCCGCTACCGGCTTCGGAGCTGCAGAGCCGTAAGATAGTCAACGTAGATTTCGGCGACTTCTTCTAAAGGAGAAGCCATGCTCAAGATACCAAAGCAAATCAGGAAGATGCCGTGGCCAGAGCCATATGAAAACAAGAATGCGCTGTTAAACGTGCGCGTCATCGTTAATACGCCGGTTGTGGATCATGAAAGGCTGCTGGTGGTGACGCTGCAGCGGAATATCGAGCAGCGGTGCTGGCGGCAGATAAAGGAAGAAATGGTGCGGATGGTCTGCTCTAAGAAGCGGCAGGACTGCGTGGCATATATGAAAATATCCGGCCGTCCCGTCCGCTCGGCGGCAATACGGGAGAACACCGCAATAAACCTGACAACCTGCTATCCCGATATATCTGAGCGGGAGGAAAAGCTGCTGGCCTCGTGGCTGGGCGACAAAGTGACGCAGAATCATTATCTCGATAACCTCGATACATGGATCAGGAAGACCGAGGCTGCAGCGAAGCAGCGGGATATGGAAATGCGTGGCGAACTGCTTGACTGCGACTGGCAGCTTTGTCCGGAAGAACTGCCGGAAGGCTTTATACGCTGGGTGCGCCGGGAGGTCATAGACCGGGACAACACCATCATATATAAGCGTGGCAATACCAGGGGCCTGTGTTATTCCTGCGGCAGAGAGGTAAGAGGAAAGTTCACTCAATACTACCTTACTACATGCCCCAGCTGCGGGGCGAAGGTGGACTGCTTCCTGAAGGACGGGGCGGCGTGGAGGGCCGAATTTGTGGATAATGTTGCGGCGGCTCAACTCGGCGCGGACGGAAGGACTACATTTATAAGGTTGTGGCATTTAAAGCGTGACCCTTCCGCACGATATGAGAGCCCGGAGGAATGGCTTCAGGAGGTGGCACGGTACGCTATCCGTGAGCGGCACACCGCCAAATGGCAGCACGAATATAAGGAAAACTTCTATATGCAGGCCATACGCTTGCCGTTGGGAGAATGGAAACGGTACAGAAATGTATCCGACATATACGATGGCCGTTATAAATTCTACGACGCGAGCCTGCCTGCGGCGGTTGCGGGAACGCATCTCCAGTACGCCACGCCGGAACTGTATTACGAAGCGGGGGACGCCGCCGGGCTGGGCGTGAACATCATTAAGTATTTATTGGACTGGGCCCGCTACCCTGTAATGGAATATCTCATAAAGCGGCGGTTTTACTGGCTGGTAGTTGAAAAGGTAAACGGGGTGAGAAACGGCGAAAGGGATCTGATACGCTGGAAGCGCAATAAGCTCGGCGAATGCTTCCACTTCCCGCTGCGCCTGCTTCAGCTGATGCAGCCGGGGGAATGGCACATGACGGATATAGGCCGGGCGGGCGTCCTGTGGCGGCTGTGCCAAAATGGCACGGTCGCGGAGCGGGACATATCTGAGATGCTGAATCTCGACATTGACTATGCGGCTATATCCCCCGCAACAAAATATGCCACGCTGCACCGCATATTGAAATACCTTGCGGAGCAGACCGAGGCGGTGCAGCACGGCCTTGAGCGGCTGTATATGGACTACATAGGCGAGTGCGAGCAGCTGCGCATGGACCTCTACAGCGAGCAGGTGATGTTTCCCCGCGACCTGCGGGCATCCCACGCCGCCGCGGCGATGCAGATGCGGTATGAGAAAGATAGGATCGCGCAGGAACAATTTGCCCATGCCGTGGAGAAGCTGCAAAAATTTGTCTGGGAGAGCGGCGGATACACCATACGCCCGGCGGCCTCCCAAGAGGAATTAATAGCCGAGGGGCAGGCACTGCACCACTGCGTGGGCGGCTATGCCCTGCGCATGGCGGAGGGCAAAACCGCGATATTTTTCATCCGGCTGGCGGAGGAACCTGACAGGCCCTATTATACCTTGGAGCTGCAGGGCAAAAAACTCATACAGTGCCGGACGAAAAACAACGCGCCTTATACAGAGGATGCGGGTATCGAAGCCTTTGTGAACAGTTGGCTTACCGAAGTGGTAGCCAAGGGCGGGGTAAAGAAGAAAAAAGATAGCGTAAGGAGGGCATGATGGAAGAAACAAAAGAGATCATCGACGTTGAATATGAGGAACTGCTCTCGGATATGCCGCGGGACATCAATACCATAACCACGGAAATACTGCTGTACAAAAACCAGGCGGGCGAGGCCATCCTCGAGATAGGCAAGCGGCTAATAGAGGTCAAGGCCCAGCTGGATCACGGCGAATGGCTGGACTACCTTAAGGAGCGTGTGGACGTATCCGTGCGCACCGCCCAGACCATGATGCAGCTCGCCAAAGAGTATTCCTCAAATGCGCAGACGTTTGCGCTTTTGGGTTCGCAAAAAGCTTTGAAACTGCTGACTTTACCTGCTGCCGAGCGCGAGGAATTTGTAGCTCAAAATGACGTTGCGGATATGTCGGTCCGCCAGCTGGACGAGGCCATAAAAGCGCAGAAGGCGGCGGAGAAGGAGCGGGACTACTGGGAGAACGAGGCCAAGACAGCCAGGCAGGAGATGGAAGAACAGCTCAGCGAGCAGCAGTGCGTATACGATACCGATATGGCTAAAGCTCAGCAGGAGCTTCACGACGCGGCCGCCAGGGCGGAAAACGCGCTTACGGTGGTGGCGGAGCTTAAGGGCAAACTGCGGGAGCTGGAGGACAAGCCGCGGAGCGCGGACCCGAAGGAGCTGGAAGCGGCCCGGAAGGAGGGGGCGGATAAGGCCCGTGAGGCGGAAGCAAAGAAACTCAGGAAGCAGATAGAAGAAGCGGAGGCCAAGGCGAAGCAGGCCGCCGAAGAAAAGATGGAGGCTATAAGGAAGGCGGAAGCGGAAAGAGCGGCATACGAGCAGACGACCCAGATAGCGGAGCAGGAACGGGCCGCGCTTACCAAGCAGACGGAAGAGTTGAGGCGCCGGCTGGCGATGGCAAACTCGGATATGGCGGTGTTCAAGGTGCATTTTGAGAGTATGCAGGACAGCGCTAACAAAATGCTGGAGTGCATAGCGAGGGCGGAGGATTCCGGCGCATCCGAAATAGCGGGAAAGATGCGGGCGGCGGCGCGAAGCTGCTGCCAGGCGGTAATAGCGGGAACGGAGGTGTAGGCCATGCCAATAGTGATAAAGACCCAAATGCGCCGTATCCCAAAGAACTGCCGGGAGTGTCCCTTCTATATAAATAGTATGGACAGCCAATGCGACAAGGCGCTGTGCAGGGCGAAGGGCGGATGGACACCCGGGAAGCGGATTGGTGTGTACGGAGGAAGGCCAAGCTGGTGTCCGCTGCGCACAACGGCTGAGGAGGGAGCGCGGTATGGCGCGCAAGAAAAAAACGCTTATCACATATGAGGTATTCATTCGCAGATCGGGAAAAGAGACGGTACTGCTGACCACAACTGACAAGAAAGCGGCGGAGAAGGCGTACAGACAGAACCGCGGCGATTGCCGCGTCAGGGTAGATGGGCGGGAGTTGCCCATACTGGAAGCGGATAAATTCATGGAGTGCGGCGGGCGCGCCGGGGTGGAGCAAATATTCATTTTCCGCAGTCCCAAAAAACAAGAGAATATGCACAGTTTAAAGCCTGCCCGGTGAATCGGGCAGGCATACCAATAGGCGGCGGACAAGTTCTTTTCGGGCTTGTAATGAGTAGTAAGAAACCGAGCATGACCTTTTGCCGGGTACGGCATTACCCGGTTCTCCTTTACAGGGTGGCGGCAACTGCATTAGGGTTAGACCCTGAGCAAAGTACCGTCCCCGGCAAAGGGCCATAGCAGCATCGCCCGATTGCGTGAAGCGTTGTCAAGGGACCGTGGAATAAATGCCAGCCCGCAGGTTGGCTTTTATGCCGCGAAAGCCCTTGACACAAGCGAGCGCCATTATGCTATTGCCAGCCCGCGCCCACTATGTGGGCCGGGGTTGTCAGCCCCTAAATGCCGATGTTGGATAAACAGGAGGTATCGAGCTATGGGAAAAGGACGGAAAACGAAGTGGATCATAACAGACCCGGACTTTTATGATGCAGAACAGAGTACGCCAGGCAGCACCCCGAAGCTGTCAGGTTATCGCGTGAAGGAGATTCGCAGCGGCAATATATTGGAGCTGGAGGTATACCCATATTGGGATACACGGCCCAAGTGCGGGGTTAAGGCATCCAGGCTCAAGGAAAGCCGGGCGGCACAGAAGAGATATAACGAGCGCAACAGCCGCAAACGCTTCGTGCGGCTCGTCAATGAAAATTTCGGCCCCGGAACTGCAGGCGGCCTGCATGTAACGTTGACATATGAAAGTAGGAACGGTCGCTTGCCTGTCATGGAAGAGATACAGCGGGACGCACGGAATTACATAGCCAGATGGCAGCGGCGCAGGAAAAAGGCAGGGCTGGCCTCCGGCAAGTACATGATAGTCGCGGAAGAGGGCACGGAAAACACTAAGCGCCTTCATCTGCACGTCATCCTTGAAAGCGGCATAGACCGCGACACCTGTGAAAGCCTGTGGCACTTCGGCTATGCCAACGCGGATCGCCTTCAGCCCAACGAATACGGCCTTGAGGCTATGGGACAGTATCTCTCGAAGAATCCCAAGGGGCGGCGCAGATGGTGGGGCTCCAAGAATCTCAAGCAACCCACTGTCAAGGTATATGACCACAAGGTGACCCGCAGTACGGTAAGGGCGATACAGCATGACAAATATGCAGCCCGGGAGCTGCTGAAGGCTTACCCCGGATATTTCCTGTACGATCCAGAGCAGGATGTACGCGTCAGGACAAACAGCTTTGTCAGCGGCGCGTATATAAGCATAATGCTGGCGAGAGACCAGAGAAACGACGAAACTAAAGGGAGGGTGAAAAGATGAGCGAATACACCGAGAGACTGAACCGGGCGGGAGTGCCCGTGTACCGCCCGCGGGAAAAGGCTGTGGGTAGGGAAGAGCAGCACCAGGAGGCGCTTACCAACTGGGCACGCATGATGCGTGGGCGGCATCCTGAGCTGGAGCTGTATCACCATATACCCAACGGCGGCCCGCGCAGCAAGGGCGCCGCGGCGAAGCTGAAGGGGCAGGGCGTCCGCGCCGGCGTTCCTGATGTTTTTATTCCGGTGGCCAGGGGCGGCTATCATGGCCTGTACCTTGAGCTAAAGGTAGGCGACGGCTCGGTCGAAGCTGAACAGAATGAGTTTATGGCAGCTGCGGCAAAGCAAGGGTACTACTGCTGTGTC